AACATTTAGGTGAAAAGACTTTAGATGAGAAACTTAAAAGTTATAGACCGGATTGTTTTGAATTGATAGGATATGAATCACACCCTAAAATTAAAGCACCATTAAGTAATTAACATGTTAATACATATTACACCTGACGAACTAGAAGAAGAATTCAGAAATAATTGGAGGTTAGGTAAAATTATACACCCATCTATTGATTACGCAGATAATGCAATCTATGCGGTGTTTGAAGGTAAACAAGTGATTATTTTCCGATTTAAAGAATACGGTTTTATACATGATAATAGGTGGAACAAATATGATGTTTCATCTGGTTCCGCAGGAATTACAATTAGAATTATAAAAAATGAAACAAATAATTAAACATCTTATCATTTTATTGGGAGTAATATTATTGATAACAATGAGTTGCATGGGTCAGAATCAAGTATCTGATTATGTTCAATACCTTAAACAAAATCAACCTAAAAACACACCTCTACATTCTTTTGTTATGGAATGGTATGGGGTGAAATATAGATTAGGTGGAAGTACCAAAAGAGGTATTGATTGTTCACAATTCACCAAGAAACTATATTGGGAAGTGTATGGTAGAAAATTGGGTGAAAATTGTGAAGAACAATGGAGGCAAACAAATAGACTCAAAAAAACTGAATTGATAACGGGTGATATTGTTTTCTTTACAAGTAGACAGAGCCCTAGTGGATGGCATTGTGGTGTTTATCTTGGTAATGATACCTTTGTTCATGCAGCAAATAAAGAAGAGGGGGTTAAAATAAGTAGCTTATCTGAACCCCGTTATCTTCGTCGATACAAAGGAGCGGGTCGTTTGGATTAACGACCTTGTCCTCTATATGCTTTTGGTTTTTGAGCCTTAGGACCCCAAGATTTTTGAGACTTACCTTTCTTTCTTTTTCCGAAAGTAATCTTCATAGAACTTGCTGAACCTTTACCTTTTGCTTTTGCCATAAAAAAACATTTATTTATATAAGTATATCTTAAATATTTTTCTTATTATTGTAGAAGAACCTCACTTACCATGGAAAATCAAGAATACATACAGAGATTTGAATTTACAACAATAACCCCATTTAAGGACTATTCTAGACTAGATGAAAGACCAAACACCCCCAACTCATTTCTAACTGAGCAGGAAGAAAATGACGAGTTCTCAAATTTTTTTCGCCTTTCTGAAAGTAAACACCGCAAATATAAAGTTACATCTCTACCAGAAAAAAGGGGAAATAAAAAGTTGTTTTTCTTTTCAACAAAAGATGAGACACAAGAGAGATTTAATATAAAATATGTTCTGTCTAATCCTATAAATGATTATCATAGTTTTGATACAACAAAGGATTCTCAAATCAAAAGACACTTTGGTAAACCATTTTCAGAAATCATATGTCACGTATATGAAAGGTCCATCAAAAGAAATGGTGATAAGGTTACAATAAAAACATATGTGAGAGCTCGAATGAGAGGTTTCAATTGTATCTATTTCAAAAAAAATGAAACTATACAATCAGTTACCGTTAATTTAAAAACTGGTGACATTATTCTTTTTGACTCAAGTAAAGTCGGAAAAAGAAAATCGAGTAGGATTAGAAAAAATGATTTCTTTTTTTTACATAGTTTATTACACATTAATGGTTCCTTTTTTAATTTAAAAAAGACATTAGATAAAAATTCAAGACTATACGATAGTATGAATGAAATTTTTGATGATGTAGAGTTTACTAGACAAGTTCAAAAGTTTATAGGAATACCACCAAGTCACATTAACTACAGTTCAAATGTTGCAACATTTGTTTTAGATTTGATTGATTTTTTTGTAAAGAAAAAAGAGATAAAAATACCTAATGGTAATTTTGTACATTTCATGACAAAGTTCTATCCAACAAAAAAATATTTGAAAAAGAACGATAATAAATTAATCGCGTCTGTTTTGGATATGATTGGTATTAAATCTAAAATTACAATTAAAATTCTACATAAGAACCAACACATTGATTTATTTTCATTTAAATGGTTGTGTGAAATTTTAGGAAATAATTACACAAAATATCTATCGAATATAAAAGAAGATGTTTTTAATTGGAAATCCAATAGAGGTGTTGACCCGTTTACCCATGATGGTTTTAATAAACATCTAATTAACTATAACGAGGAAAATAAAAAGTTTTATTTAAAGGATGTTGAGAAAGAAAACTTAATAAGAATTTTAAATAGTGATGGTCATTTGATTAATTTTCTTAATGAATCTAATAATCAAGAACTTAGTGACCACTTCAAAATGATTCATAAGTTAAGAGAATATTTGCCTGACCTCTATATGAAAGCCAGAACACATCAGGAGTTAACTGCTGAACATAGAGAATTATCTAAAATGATTGCAGCAATTAAAAAAGGTTGGGTGATTGAGTATCAGTACGATGAAAAAACGATATCAGAAATTGAAAGACCAATTGACTTTGTTGTTAATTTAGGAACTGATGATGACCCAATATTTCGTTTGGATACATCTATGGGAGATAAAAAGTTATATCCGTGTATATTAAAACGTGAAGAGGAATATGTTGAAGAAGGCTCATTCATGCATCATTGTGTTGCATCCTATTCAGATAAAGATAAGTCAATGATTGTTTCATTAAGAACCGAAGATGAGAACGATAGAGTAACAATTGAATATGATATCCAAACCGGTAAACCCATTCAGAAAAGACATTTTTGTAACGCCAATCCACCTCAGCATTTTCATAATTGTATTATTATGTTAGACGCAAGAATTAAACAACAAGCTAGGTGGGGTACATTAAATTGGAAAGAAAAAAAGAAAGTACCGGTAATAATAAACGGTGTTCAAATTCAACAAGAACAACTTGGACCAAGGACACCATTTGGGGCACCACTTCCATTCTAAACTACACAATGTAAATAAATCCATATATCTTTTGTATATGGATTTATTATTTAAACACAATCAAGAAAAATCAGAAAAAAATAACACCAATAGCTCTACATGTGATTTAAAAGTTTTTTCAGATGAGACAACGTTAATTTATGTGGGTGTATTTGAACTTGAGTATAGTAGATACGGTTCAAAAAGACATATCATATTTGAGCATAATTTAACATTATCATTAATCAATGGTGATATTACTGTTTCATATAAAATCATTAATGATAATCTAACAAATGAAAAAACATTTAGAAATAAAACTACAGTAAAGAAAAACAATTTTAGTTTATTACTTGACTTAACTGAGAATGGTTTTCTTCGTGGTGAAAAAAGAATTGGATATTGGGGTGTGAAATATAATAGAGCTTTAGATTTAATAGTTAATATCTTTATTGATAAAATTAAACCGAGTTTTAAATCTACTTTTTATACTGATAAAAATTATAATGAGAAGTACTCAATTAATAGATTATATGATTTGTTAGTTGACTTTCATTTGAATATGAAAGGTATAAAACCACATGATGGTATATACAATGACATAAGAACTGAATATCCTAAAAAGAAATGGTTAGAAAAAAATGATTACAAATTTCTACCAGCTGTGTTAGATTCATACGGAATTAAATCAAAGTATCTTGTTAGTGAGTTAAATAAGAAATGGGATAAACCAATTCATATTTCATCATTAAATTACATATGCAAATTGTTTGGTAACAATTATGTTGATTACTTAAAACAATTTGTGTGGGAACATCATTGCTATGAGTTACCACCAAACAAAAAGATACACGAACTAAAAAATGAATCTGAAAAACAATCCATGGTTAAAACCATTTTGAATTGGGAGAAGGAAACATTAAGACCGGATTCACTAATTTATTCTTTAAACAAATTATTTTCAATTAGAGATTTATTAGAGGTGAGAGGAATTGAATTAAAATTTAAATCTAAAAATGATATTGATTTTGAAAACCATATTGAAACCTGGTCAGGAATTAAATTACATTTAGCCAGAGGATTTAAAGTTAGATATGATATTCCTAAAAATGTTATTGATACAATTGAAGAAGACATATTAATCGGTGATGAATTGTTTAAACCAAAAGTATTGTTGACCGAAGAAGATTACAGAATAGAGGGTTTCAATATGAAAAACTGTATGGCTAAACAATTTCCACATGGTTCATTATACATTTACATTTCATTATCTTATAAAAGGAAAAAAATTAATCTACAATATAGAAAAGGTAGACTTGTCCAATCATATGGAAAGGCGAACACCGCAGTTAGCAACGATTTATTTGGTGAATCTATTGAAATCTTAAACAAAAGAATGGAAAATTTTACCGAATTGGAATGGAAAAAAGAAAAATATGACTTCATAAGTAATTCATTATGAGTTAGTTATGAAAGTAAAATTAAAATATTCTAAAACATCCTAAAAATCTTTTGGATTCTATTTTTAAATTTTGTAGTTTTGGTTAATCATTAATCATAACACACCAAAAGATGAAATTTCTTACATTATGTAGCGGTATTGAAGCACCTTCGGTAGCGTTAGAACCATTAGGTTGGGAATGTGTTGGTCTATGTGACTTTGCAGAGTTCCCACAACAAGTACTTAAACATCATTATCCTGATGTTCCTTTTTTCCCAAACATGTTAAACATTTTAGAAGATGAAAAATTCAAAAAAGCAAAACCAAGAGTTATTATTGCAGGAACTCCCTGCCAAGCATGGTCACATTCCGGACTCGGAAATGGAATGGATGACCTCCGTGCTCAACTCGCCATTAAATATGGAGCAATTCTTGACGAAAAATGTCCCGACTACTTTATCTGGGAGAATGTTACGGGTGTATTCAAATCAAAACACAAACAAGGACTTGCAGACATCTTCAGCAACTTTACAGGGGTCGAAGTTAAACCGCAAGACATCTCATTTGAAGGAGGTGGAATCATCCAAGGAGAAAAATATTCCATCGCTTTTAGGGTTCTCAACTCAAGACATTTCGGAGTACCCCAACGACGCCGTAGAATCTACGCTGTCGGATATCTTGGAGCCGACTGGAGAGTCCCTGCAGCAATATTATTTAACGAAGGATGTTTTGAAAGCGTTAAAGAGAAGAATCAGAGAGAGAGGGATGAGCGTACCCAAAATGTTCTCGGACAAATTAAACTCGCTGGTACAATAACAAAATCCTATTCTCAAACTTTGACTGATGGGTTTGGTAAAATATCAACATCAAACTATTGGGCGGATGATAATGGTATTCGTAGGTTTACTGAAAAGGAACTTTGTAGATTGCAAGGTTTTCCCGACAATTACTTTGATTTTGAAATTGACGGTAAAAAACCATCTTATAGTGATGTTAAGGGTGGGTTAGGTAATTCAATGACGGTTCCTGTTATTCGTTGGATTGCACAACGAATAGAATTTGTTGACAATATTTTGCAATCTCGTAAAAAATAACTATATTAGTATTATGCAACCAAAAGAATCAAACTCAAAAACCCATTTTTGGATTAGTCTCGTTAAATCGGGATTCAGAATTGGTGCCGGAATGACACTATGGTATGGTGATTATATGTCCGCAGGTTCATTATTAATAATTGCCGAGGCATTAGGTGTCGCGGAAGAAATATTTTAAACATGAACTTTTATTTAACGCAAGCAATCGCAAAAAAACTTAAAAATGAACGTAACAACAAGACCCACAAACAACTTAGACACGACAGTGTTCGAACAACTGAACTTTCAACCACATCCAGCAGGAATGGGAAAACAATGTATAGTTCAATTTCAAAATGGTTATGGGGCTAGTATAGTTCAAGGACCATATACATATGGTGGAACTAAAGGACAATATGAATTAGCGGTATTTGGTAAAGATGGTCAAATATCATATAGTACACCAATTACTGATGATGTATTAGGTTACCTTACCGAAGAAGACGTAGAAAAAATATTAACTGATATTAAAAACTTAGACTAATGACAACTGAAACCAAATTTAGAGCAGGTTTAACTTTAACCTTAATTGCTTTAATATTCGTGACGTTTGAATTCTTTGAAAAAGATAGAGAGTATAATGAAATGAAAGACTCTTTATCACACTCAATTAATAAACATTCATACGATAGTTTATTAATCGAAAATAAAAATCTATCAGATTTTAACGATAGTGTCAGAACTGAATTGTTTATTGAACGAAACACAGTTGGTAGATATGATATGGCTTTAGATTCACTTAAAACCGCAAACCCTAAAGCCGAAAAACAATTTCAAGATATATTAAATAGTGGAAAATATGAGTAAGAAAGAGGAGGAGATTTATTTGGGTGGGGGAAACAATTTAGAAATGAAATCTTCAAGATTAGTAAGGACACATCAAACACTTTACTTAACAACTGAAGATAAGGGAACGTTATCATTGAGTGTTGAAATTAGTGCAGACTTTGATACCATTCCTGAAAATTACCAAGAAGTGTTTTTAAACATAATGGCATCTCGATATTTGGGTAGAGTATCGTTTGGTGACAATCCATTCTCACAATGTGTGCCGACACCTAAAAGACGTTGGTGGCAATTTTGGAAACCAAGACAAATTGAACAATAAAAATCACTAATATGAAGTACGTAGTTCTTTTCTTTGTTGTATCCACAATATGGATAGCGTTTGAAATGTGGAGAGCACCATTAATGGAAGAAACCGATGATGGTAGACTTATAACAAAAAGACCGGGAAGAAAATTAAAAGATTTATGGCAAAAGCGAAAATAGAATACGATTTAAACGACATAGATGATAGATATGCACATAAACGAGCTATCAAATCACTTGACTTAACTTTAGCTCTATGGGATATCACCCATAACACAAAGAAAAGTTTGGAGTGGTCAATGGAGGAGAAAGAAATGGACAAATATGATGCACTTGAGATGGTGTATGAAAAAATATATGAAATTCTATCCGAACATAATATTGACTTAGATGATTTGATAGTCTAATCTATTTATGTTTAGAAGAATTATTATTCGAAGAAAAATTACATTAATATGATAGAATTTGTAAAAAAATATCAGAAACAAATATCAATGACTATGGCAATATCTGTCTTAGTCCTTTGTTATTATCAAAGACAAGAAATTAATTCTTTAAGACAACAACTTGGTAATAAATCATTGAAGGATTCAACAATGATGAATATCGATAAAGAAGCCGCAAAAGCTCTTGATAGTTTGAAATATGATAACAGTAACCGATAAAGCATTAAATCACTTATTAGAATTAATGGTAAGTGAAGGTTTAACACCAGATACTCATCATCTTCGTGTTAGTGTTATAGGAGGAGGATGTAGTGGACTTTCATATAAAATGGATTTTGATGATGTTGAAGACATCACAGATGAAATAGTTCAGTTGGATGGTGGATTAAAAGTTGTAATTGATAGAAAGTCGATACTATATCTATTTGGTACTGAATTAGATTATTCAGATGGTCTAAACGGTAAAGGTTTTAGTTGGGGTAACCCTAATGCATCCCGCACTTGTGGATGTGGTGAATCGTTTAGCCTTTGATTTTTTATTTTCAATATTATTTCTTATATTTTAATTAAACATTTAAAAATATAAAATTATGCCAGAATTTACAGCAGAAGTAGACATCGACCCGAGTGAATTTGTTGACTCATGTAGCAACAGAGAATTAAAAAGATTGGTTGAAATTTTAGAAGAGGATGGTCACATAGAACCATCACAAACAAACAAAACTAATGGTACGGGTGTTCGTAGACCAAACATCAACGACCAACGTTATTGGGAGAGTCTTGATAAGTTAGCAAAGTGTAGAGACTTATTATTAATCGAAGAAGAAAACTTCATTAATAACTTAGGGGACAAATTCAAACACATTAGATAATATGTCAGAAGAAACTAACTTTTATTGTTCCGTTGAAGATGATGGCGGATACAAGTGCACAGCACAATGTACAAGATGTAAAATGTCGGAAGAAGAAATGAAAGAGGAGGATAAATCTGATGTTGAACAAAAATAATTTTAATGAAAATTAAACATCCATTAGTAAAAGGTAAGGTGGTTGAAATTAAACCGAGGATATATTGTGTAACTGTTGACGATGATTACGATAGAGCAATGCTGTTCTGTAGATATCAAGAGTTTTATGAGTCACCATATAAAAAGTTTAGGGGTAAACCATTCACATGGATGGAGTATATGAGACACTATAAAACCTCATGGAAAAAAGATGTGTTCACATATCCGGAAGATTGGTCAGGTTATAACATTCCAAGTAATGTTATGCAGAAAGCAAATCACATATTTTGTTATGATACCGAATATGATAAAATTATGAATGACATTTATTTTTATTGTGCAATTGATTCACAAAATAAAAATGATGGAACAAGATGTGATTGGTATTTGATTGGTGCAAGTAGTAAGGATTTAGGTACAATGAATCACGAAATTGCACATGGATTATATTACACCAATAAAAATTATAAAAAAGAAATTGCCAATTTAATTAAGAAGATTAAACCATCTCACTACGAAAAGTTAAAAAAGAAACTTATTAAGATGGGTTATGTCGATGATAAGAAAATCATTGATGATGAAATTCAGGCATTCATGTCAACTGGTTTATACAACGGATTAGACACCGAAGAACTTAAAGTATATGAAAAAGATTTTAAGAAAAATTTTAAAAAATTTAGATAATGTTTAAAGAAGGAGACCAATACATACATTTTACAAAGTATGGTGGTGTCAATAAAGGTGAGGTTGAATGGTACGGTGAAACTATAAATTGGGATACCGATAATATGGTGGCTTACCATATTCCATATATCAAATCCACTAAAGGAATTGTAATTCATTTAAATGGTGAAGATGGTAGAGTCTTTAAAATTAAAGGAGATATCACTGAAGAAATGTTAAGAAAATTAAAAGGTTCGGCAACAGCTCTTGAGGAATTAAAAAATCGTAAATTAAAAAATGAAAGTAGGATTCGTAGCTAGCGCATTTGATTTGTTACATACAGGTCATATCCTTATGTTAAAAGAAGCAAAGGAACATTGTGACTACTTAATCTGTGCTCTACATGTTGACCCATCCATGGAAAGGTCAAATAAAAACAAACCTATACAATCTCTTTACGAAAGGATTACACAATTAGAAGCAGTAAAATACGTTGATAAAATTATTCCATACGAAACAGAACACGAATTGTTAATAATTTTATTTACAAACAATATAGATATTAGATTTTTGGGTAGTGATTACGAAGAGAAAAGAAGTTTCACAGGAAGTACATTACCGATACCCATACATTATATTCAACGAGTTCATGGATATAGTACAAGTAAGTTAAGAACTAGAATAAAAGAAACTGAATGAAAGTAATATTTTTAGACCATGATGGTGTCATATGTTTATCATCCGAATGGGGTGGTAGATTTAAGAAACAAAGAGAAGCGGGACGTAAGTTAAGCCAATCAGTTGATTCATTACCAGTTCTTGCTCGATTTGATAACTTCAATAAGAAAGCAATTGGTATATTAAATGAAATTTTGGAAGAAACCAACGCTGAGATTGTTGTCTCATCTGATTGGAAAAGATGGGCAAGTGTTGAGGAGATGGGTGAATATTATGAGTCACAAGGAATCAAAAAGAAACCCATAGATTTTACTAAAAATTTGGGAGACTGTGAAGTTCCACAAAACTTTCAATGGTCACGTCAATGGGACTTAGAACAATCTCGTTCATTAGAGATTAGACAATATTTAAAGGATAACCCACAGATTACACATTGGGTGGCAATTGATGATTTGAATATGGGTATTCCTCAATACCACGAATCTTGGGGAGAAATGGATATGGATTGGGGGTTGACCAATTTCGTATTAACACCTAAGGGTAGTGAGGGAATTAAACAAACTGGAATCAAAGAGAAAATTTTAAACTTTTTAATATAATGGGTCCTTATTTTATTGTTGCAATTATCATTTTTAGTTTTAGTGCATTAGTTTCTTTCTTTTGGGTTAGAGGCATTGATTACATGAAAGAGAATCATCCTGATTACAAAGGTGAGGATTTTCTTGATTGGGGTAAAGATGATGAAAATGAAAATGATAAGCATCAAATCATGTAATGGAAAAAAAGAAACCCGATTTAGTTGTTTGGAATGAAGAGAAAGGATACTACCAAAGGGAGTTAACCTATGGTAGTAATCAAGGTGCACCCGCAATTAAATTGGAAGATGTTGGTGGTTGGAAACAAATGCAGGCCGGTGTTGCTAACAAACAATTTCAAAGCAAATACGAAGAATTAAAATCAGAATATCAAAAATTAATTGATGAGGTTAATTGGAATGAACTTGTCTACCAATCAACTTATTCATTTATACCAGTTATGGGTGAAGTTTATCATTTGTATATGAGAAATGATGACACAACATTCCTATCGTTGATATCCCCAAATCAATGGAATAAAAAATATATTGGTTCTTTCAAATTAGATTCAACTCAGAAATGGACAAAGGTTGAGATATGATATATTTATTATTGACACCGAGTACTTCCTTCAAAGGATTATACTAATTCCGGTAACCGAGAAGGAACAGAAGTCGGGTTGGTAAACCCAAATAGGGTTGAGATTGTCCCCGATAGTGTCAAAAATTGTTATCATATAAGGCCATGTGGGTGAAATGCTGATGGTTCGAAGTTGATGATTAAAATTTCCCTAGAAGGAACTACTATGCCCTTATATTTATAGTAATATGAAGAACAATCTTAGAGAACAACTTGAGAGAATTCACAGACTTAATTACGGTAATAAAGTAATTAAAGAAGGTTTTTTGGATTTTTTAATGGGTAGAAAAGATAAAGACAGTGAGCAAAAAATTGATGACCCTAAAAAAGCAGATTTTGTTAGCAGTGATGTTAATGATTTCTTTTCATCATTACAAAAAGCAGCAGATGGTGATGGATTAAGTCAACAACAAAGAGGTTCTATTACATATCAAAAAGAAGTTGAATCTATGCAAATAGGTTTAATGTTATTAGGTTACGATTTACCGGTTCACGGTGTTGATGGTTTATTTGGTCCAGAAACTGCGGCAGCTGTTAACAAATTTACAAAAGAAAAGGTAAACAGTGGTACACCAATAAACGAAGCAGTTAATTTAGTATCCCAAGGTGGTGGAATTATAGGAAGGCCAGGTCAAGGTACACATAATGCTGATGATTGGGCTAGTGGTAATGCGTGGGACGTTACAGGACCAGTTGGAACTAAAGTATTCTCAATTACAAATGGTGTAGTTGCTAAAGTTAAAAAAGGTAGTGGAGGAATTGTTAGTAGTGGAGTTAAAAAAATATACGGCGACCAAGTAACTGTAAAAAGTAATGATGGTAAACCGGATGTTTTCTATACACATATAGATTCAATAGTAAATCAAGGGGATGCGGTTAAAGAGGGTGATGTAATTGGTACAATAATGGAAGCAGGTGGAATAACACCACACGTGCACGTTGGTTTATCTAATGGTAATTTAAGTGATTTAGCTTCTGGATTAGACAATGCTGGTGGGGGTTCTGCAAATTTCCAAATGACAAAAGCAACACCTGAAATGCTCAATACTTTAATTGAATTATTAAAACAAAGAGGCGTTAAATCAGAAGAATTAAAACAATATATTGATGCAGTCAAAACAGGTGGAGGAGCATCATTTACTGACCTTGACCTAACAACTACAGAAGGAATAACAGCTTATGCTGCAATATGTCAAAGATTCATTGATGTCAAAAAACCAAATCCATTAGAGATTACTGGTGAAATGATGGCTCGTGGAGCAAAAAAGGCATTTGAAAGATATCAAAGATTTGTTCCCGCTGAATTAGCTCTCGCTCAATTATCAGCTGAAGGTGGTATTGGTAACGGTGATGTGAATAGTAGACCAATCAGAACAAGGAATCCATTTAATGTGGGAAATACTGACGATGGTTCAAACATATCACATAATGATGTACAATCAGGTATAGACGCATATTATCTTTTAATTGCTAAAGATTATATTGGCAAAGGAAAAACCGCTAACGATTTGGTTACTAATTTTGTTAACAAAAACGACCAAAGATATGCAAGTTCAACTAGTTATGAAAATGTAGTAAGTACTTTGGCGGGACAAGCTAACAGATTGGCACAACCAATAGTAGCATCCATTAGCAAACCAAGTAGTTCTACTTTGGTGTAATATTTTATAATTATTTAAGATTTTTTTGGATATTTCAAAGTTTTTGAGTAGATTTATACTCTAAAACTTTTATTATGGGACAACATCATGTACCTTTAACCATTAATGAAGACGGATTAGTTACATCCGTTGGAAACTCAAACGAAATTTATGAAACGTGTGTTTTATGTGGGAAAAAAACAGACGTTAAAGTGACAACCCACATTGACTATCGTTATGGATATGTCGAAGGTTCTGGACAATGTTGTAGAGAATGTTATGACAGAACAAACAATACTCAGGATGAATACATCAGTAGAGTAATGAAACAAAGAACTTCACTTATTACAATATCGGGTGAAGATATTCTTAATACACCTAATGACTCACAATTGGGAGCTAAGATTAGACAGATGTATTGGGATGTTTATGGTGAAACTAAAAAACCAACAATGATTTGTTCGTTGTGTGGATTAGATACTTCTAACGTTGATTATGATTATCTAAGTGGTACCGACCACATTAGTTGTATTTTATCAAGTGAATTAAAAAAGTAATGAACATATTTTATTTAGACTACGACACAACCAAATGTGCAAAGTATCATAATGATAAGCACGTGGTAAAGATGATTTTGGAGACCGCACAACTATTATGTGGTGCACATTGGGTAACCGGTGGGGAAGCTCCTTACAAATTATCACACAAGAATCACCCATGTTCTATTTGGGTGAGACAAGACTTAAACAATTACTTATGGTTGTGTTCTTTGGGACTTAAACTATGTTGGGAGTATAAACATAGATATGGAAAGACTCACAAAACTTATGATGTTATATTGTGGTGTTGTGACACTCATCCAAACATTCCTGATAATAAGTTTACACCCCCACCATTGGCTATGCCTGACGAATATAAGGAATTAAATCACGTTCAATCCTATCGAAATTATTATATGGGAGAAAAAAAGTCGTTTTGTAATTGGAAAAACAGAGAAATTCCGAATTGGTTTAAATAACGAAGTATTTATATACATATAAATAATTCTATTGGAAATGAAAGAAATATTAAAGAAAGATTTAGTCCAAAACATCCTTGAATCTCAAGAGATGGATGAATTGGCATATAAACAAAGATTCCAAAAAACGGCATCGCAATCAGGTAGATTAGAGAAGGGTCAAGGTGAATCAAAATTTAACCCAGAAACGGGTGAATGGGAACGACCTAAACCATCAAGAGTTAAAAGATTATTCACAACTAAACCCGAACATGACGAATTAAAAAGGAGAGGATTAGTTGGTAAAAGAGAAGAAGATTTACCCATTGCTTATGTTGCTAACCCGACACAAGAAACAGGTAAGGGTACCGTTTTCATAAGTTTAGATGAAAATCAAACAGAAGAGTTATTAAGAAGTAATAAAGCGTGGGTTGATTGGTTTGAAGATTTGATTACACCAATGATAGGTACTGACCCTGAAAAACATACTGTTGACCCCGAGGCAAAAATACATTTTGTGGATTGGGTTAAAGATATTGGTTATAAAGCCGATAAAAGATATCCACCAAACTTACATAAAATAACTGAACCACAAAACGAAAAATTAAAAGCATTAACGGGTGTTGATTTACATCTAGGTATTGGAACTAAAGATACAAAACCTCGCGAAACATTCCTTAGAGATTTATATCCAATTATTAGAAAAAAGTTAGATGGTTTAAATGAAACTATGTTATTGATGGGATTCCCTTCTATTGAATTTAATACACAAGAAGAAGGTAAACAAAGAAAACACACAGACTTCTATTCTAAAAAAGAAAATGAAGATGTTTCTTTAGAATCACATAACGTGTTTACCTATAACAACTATAGAGAATTCGCTGAAGAGGCTGCGGATTTATTAGATGTTCATGATGCACCAGAAGGAGAAGAAAAAAGAATTGAGATTAATAGAGTTGGTGAAAACCAAGCAAGACAAAAGAATCCTGGTATAAGATGGGAGTTTGAAAGAAAACAAATCAAAACTAGTGATGAGTTTAAGAGAAACCCATTAACTAGAGTTTACAGATTAGATAGAGAAGGTAAGAAAGCTGATGAAAAAGATTATATAACTGTTACGTTTTTCAATTTAAGAGGTGTTCATGATGAAGATGAAAAAAAATATAGTTGGGAAGCATCAGTTAGAGTTGAGATTAGTGAAAAATTAAGAGAAGAATCTAAACGATATGGTAATCTTAAAGAGGTGGTAACATTCCGTTCTTCAGCTTCAGTTCCTGTTCCACACGGATTAAATTATAGTGAGAAATCATCAATATTGGATAATCATCCACAAATTAGAAAAGCGGTTGACGTTGTTTTAGATGATTTAAGAAATAAATTAACCGGTTATAACCCAGTACCTCAATTAGAAGAAAGAATCTTCAAAAAGAGAAGTGAAACAACAAAGAGATACGATTTGGCCGAAAGTGAAATTGTAGATTTAATCA